CAGGTTCTGCTGGTGCAGGTTCTGCAGGAGCTGTTGCAGCTGGCTCTGCTGGTGCAGGTTCAGTTCCTTGTTCGTCGGAAGGAAATGTTAACTGATTCAATAGCTCTTCGTGTTCTGTTTCAACCCAACCTTTAATTAAATCGTTCAAATCTGTTTCTGCTGGTGCAGCTTTTAATGCATCAATAAAACTTGGTTCATCAATTAAACCTTTTAAAGTCATAACAGCATTATCACCATTTGGTCCTATTTGCATATTTTGTGCAAGGATTCCGTTTAATTTTTCAATAGCGGCAGATTTTGCATCTTCATTAGGACTAAGGATTTCATTTTTGTCTTCACGAACAATATCGTCTAAGAAAGATTCATATTGTTGTTCTGGTGATTGAGGCTTAATACTTCTTACACCTGGATTCTGTTGATAGAACTGCTGTAGTGCATTTGGCTGTTGTGCTGTTGCAGGTTCTTGGGCAGGCTGAGAACTTTGTGCTGGTGCAGCTTGTTTTGCCAAGCCTGCTTTTGTCATAGCTGCCATTGTTGCTGGGCCAAGATTCATGCTTGTACCAGTTTGTCCATCTTTGACAGTAATGTAAGGAGCCATAGATCTCACTATAGCGCCACCGCCTTCGTTTTGATTGCGAAGAATATATGTATTACTTTGTGTATCAAGTACTGCTTTTCTATCTGCACCAAAAACATTTATAGTTGTTAATACAAAACCATCGCCTAAATCTTGACCACCTTGTGCTTGTTCACCCAAGATATCATCAACACCTAGTTCAACAACTGGTAATTCGCTTTCATCTACAAATTTATAAATGTATGGAAAGACCGATTTTAATTCTTCATTAAATGTACGAATAGTTAAACGATCGATTAAATCGTTAGCAACTTCTTCGGGAATCATTTGTTCTTCTTGTTCTTGGAAGTTTTCAACGTATGTATCGTAGAAACTACTGCGTTGTAATTTATTGATTGTTTCTTTAATTTCTTCAATGCGTTCCATTACACGGCTTGTAACATTTGCCATTGCTTCGCTTAACTGCTCTTGGCGGCTAACATAGCCTTTAAATTTACGTAAGTGTGCTAATTCTTCGCTAAGTCCGCAAATGTGTTGTCCAATATTATCGTAAGGGTTGCCGCCGTGTTTGATATGTTCTGCTAATGCACGAGCACCATTTAAGTGTCTATAAGGATACTTGAATCTTTCTCCTTCTGCATTTTCAATGTAGATGCTTTCAATGTGCATTGTGCGACCTGCGGGTAATTCTACATTAATTGGTTGACTATGTTTAATAACTAAGCGAGCTTCGCCTAGATCTTGATAGCTAATTCTGTTGCTACCATAAAGTTTATTTTCCATAATTGCGGGCATAGTTGGCATTTCCTTACGTTTAGCCTGGTACTCGTAATCTCGTTTATCCAAGTTACTTTTTCCAATGTTTTGTACGTCAAAATTTAATAATCTGTCTTTTGCAAATTGTCTAAAACCGCGTATGAATCTATAAGCACCGTGATGTGTTACGTTTTCATCGTCTGTTAAATCACCACTAACTTGAATTACAATACCGTCCTGTGCGTCTAGTGTAATTGCAATAGTGCCCAACGGAACCCCGTTTTCTTCATACTCAAATTCAAAGAATCGAGCGTTTGGAATGTCTTCCTTTTTGCTCAATACTTCTGCGTTTTCATCACCGATTTTAATGTTGCGAAAACGGGTCTGTATTTTACCATACAGATCTTTAGCGATTTTATCTAAATTTGCGTCCATGTTATATTTATCAAAGGTTTGAGGAAACGAATATAGGCAACGGTGGTTCCCAATCGTCATTTAGCTCGTCATTTACACTCATAAGCTCAAATACTTTAGGGTCCCAATCTGCTAAAATTACGCTCATACGAATAATCAGCAGTAGTGCAGCAATTAAGTCGTCGTGTTGCCCTTCTTTAGCTTTGAAGCTTACTCCGCTGGCGATAAAAGTTTTAAGCTCGCTAATCAATATTTTGCTATTGATTTTCATCTTATCTTCTTCGATTAGATACTTTAAACGGCTACAAGCTGCTATTTTATTGCCAAATGTAGTATTAAAGCCCTTGCGGAATTTGCGTACATGTCCTTTTCTTATAGGCTCACTAACAAACAATCCTGGGAAAGTTTCTTCGCCTAAATCAGTAATGACTACAAGAGCTGCTTCTCCAACCGTGTTGTTTTCAACACTCCAGTATACACTATTTGTATACTCTTGTCCTATTTCGTTTTGTATGTATTTCAGTACATCTCTAAAGATTTTAACTTGATCTTGTACTATAGTTAAGTTATGTTGCCACTCTGCAACTTGAACCATGCTGGGCAATTCAAACACTTGAATACCTGCATAGTCGCCGCCTGTTCCTAAGCACGGATCTAGTGCCGCAAGATATAAATTTCCTGGTGTAGGTTTCTTAAACCAGCGTACTTGTCCTGTTTTATATACAGGGTCTCGTCCTAAAAGTTCAGATAGTTTAATACTATTAATTAGTGTTTCATCAAATACTAAAAATTCACAACCATATTCTCGACGGAAACGTTCTTCACCAATACGTCCCATCTCATTTCGTTTCCATTCTTCGTCACGGTCTGGGTGTTCATGCCATTCTGCTCTAAACCCATGAAAACCGTTTCGTCCTATCTGATCTTCTTTTATATTCCCGTATTCGTCGTATAAGTCTTGACTTTCCTTCCAGATAGTAGCAAATGTATCTTCATCGCTGTTAGGCGTTGAAGTTAAAATTGCCTTACCACCAGTCGCTAGTGTTGGAGATATTGAAGTCCAAAATTCTTCAGCAATATTAGGTTGTACGAATGCAAACTCATCGCAATACAATAGGGAAATTGACATACCACGACCAGTATTGCCGGTAGTAGTAGCTGATACAATGCGTGATCCATTATCAAACTCCATTGAGCCCTTGTTATAGTTTACAACACCGCAACGTATATGGTCAGGGCATAATTCGTAACCATATCTAATACGTTGCATAATTTCTTGAGCACCTGTGTATTTGTGTGCAGCAACTAGAATTGTTTGATCTGGATGAAACATAGCATACCATAACAGATATCCAGCTGCACATGTTGTCTTACCACTTTGACGTGGCATCATGTTAATGTTAAAACGAAAATCATGATAGCTGTGCATGAGTCGTATTTGATAATCATACGGCTCAAATTTCATCTTACCTTTAGTAGGATGTTGTATGTGGAAAAAGTTTTTTGCAAAGTGCAGATAACCCTCAACTGGGTCAGCACACATTAACAAGTCCTGTACTTGTGCTTCCGTAAACTTTTCTTTAGTATGTGCCTTTTTGGTTAAGACACCATCTAGTGATTTTGCCATAACTTTATTTACATAAAAAAAGGGCTCCGAAGAGCCCCTTTTGATACTGCTGACGAATTAAATCATACTTGCTACACCAGCTTGTGCCCTGCCTGCAGGTGTATCAGGAACATTAAACTTGCCTTCTGGATCTATAACGTTGGCATTACCATACGGAATAGTTCCTGTGGGTTGTGGATTTGGTGGTTTTGGTCTTGGTTTATCTTTAACAGCATAAATTCCACACCACTTGAACTTTTTAAGACCTTGTTTTTTAGCCTGTGCGTATGCTTGACTAAATGTTGGTGCATCAATTGTTGGAATTTCATTAGTTGGTAAATCTGGTGTTGCTTGAGCTACATTAGTTGATGCTTGAGGAATGTTACCCGATGCAACATTCATTGCACTTTGCTCTGGTGGTGCTGGTTCTTCATTAATTTGTTCTAATCGAGCTTGCAATTCACGAATTTGATCTGCTAGAGTTGACATATTAGTTTCCTTTGATACTTTCGTATTTAGCAGCTAATTTTGCAACAAGTGTTTCGTGCATACGCATTGGATTTCCGCCGCCATTAGCTTTTTTGTATTCATCTTTTTCACGGTGCAAGTCATCACCACTGTCTGGCGTTGGAACTTGTGTTGGCTTTGGAGAGTTGTCAAACTCTTCTTCTGCGCCAATGCCTACTAGAACGTCGTCGCTGTCTTGTCCGCCAGCATTTTCTATGTTACGTAGTATATCTAACAGGTCTTTAATGCCGCCAGCACCACTTCCGTTCATGCTAACATTCATTGTAACGCTGTCTGGTTGTTTATTAGCACCTGGCATATCCATCATGCCTCCGCATTCACCAGTTAGTATATCGTCATCGTTGCTAGGCATAACACTAGTTGGGCTACCTGATGGTTTCATCCCGTCATCACCACATTCTTCCATGTCTTCAATATCTGAAGGACTATCAACTGGTTCCATTGGAACTGCTAAAGGTGATTCGTCTATTTTTTTTATTTTTAACAATAAATCTTGAAAGTTCATTATTTTACTCCAACAGTTTTAGCTGTTGGCTTTTTAACTTTCGTGCTGCCAACGGGGCTTTTTGTATTAACTTTTGCAGTATCTGCCGCAACAGATTCTGATGGTGCTTTAGATGCTAGAAGTGCATCATTGACACCTTTGTATTGTTCAAGAGTCTTTTTGTCTTTCATTAACTCTTTTATCAAACTCATTTTTTGTTTTTCACCAACAAGTTTTTGACCTGCTGATTCTGTTTCGTATTCTTTGTTCAGCAATGCTTCACCTGATTTGTTATCGTTTGCATGATTAAGTTCATCTTCTGCTGCTTCTGCCAAATTACGAACTCTTACGCTATCAATTGGACAACGGCATTTTTCTGCAATTAAAGCTCTAACTTGTTGACTAGTAACTGGGTAAGCTGTGCAAACATCAAACATTGTAACATTTGTGTTTGCGATATGTGGGAAATCTGCATGAGTTTCGGCAATAGGTAAACGCTTGCCTGCTGAGCAACTTT